CATGTGCCAGACCATAGACGTCATTCACCGACTCCCGGGTAGTGCCGTAGGTAAAGCAGCCCGGGGTCTTGTGGTTGAGGATCGTCTGGCAAATCTGGGTAGCATCGCCACCCTGCACCACGAGGCTAATGCTGTGCGGTGGCAGTCCAGTATTGGCATCCGTGACATTGGTGTCGTTCTCGTAAGCCTTCGCGGCCGTGACCCCAGGCAAGGCGAGCACCGCACCCAGGATACCCGACAGCACAGTGACGCTCGGCATCGCCGTGGAGGTTGCCTGGCGCTGGCGCAGCTGCGGATCGTTCTCCACCGGCGCACCGGGATTGGCCGCCGAGTTGTTGATCACCTCCTGCCAGCCACGCGTGGGTGTGGCGATCCGGGTAATCTCACCTGGCAGTGCCGTGATCGCACCAGCTATCGCGCAGATGGCAGTGACGGTAATCTGGCCACTTACTGGAACCGTCACCGAGGCAGGCAGGTTCCAGGCAATCGAGGCCACGTCCTGCACGACACCATTGTTGATCACCGTGCCTGCACTGCCGGTTATCAGGACATCGACTGAGCTGTTCGACGGCAGGTTGCGTGCCATGCCGTTGATCTTCACAGTTGAGGACAGTCCGACGCCCTGCGCGGTCGAGGGTGAATAGGAATTGTAGACCGCGATGCAGGCGGCATTGGTATCGGCGATCGCCAGAGCAAAGACACCGATCAGCTGGCCGTCCTGACTGTCATTGCTCACCACGATGTCCTGACCGTAGATCGCCTGGAACTGGGCGATCAGAAACGCCTGCACATCGGCGAAAGTGGGCGCGTGGATACCTGTGGCATCGACATAGGCCGCAGTTGGTGAGACGGTGCCGCTCATTCAGTAGGTTCCTGCGTCCAGTGCGATGATGGAGAACTCGGTGATATCGGTGCGTGGACCTGCTGTCAGGTCGGCCGGCACCATCGAAAGAGACGTGCCACCGGTTGCGATGATACCGACCTCGCTTGCCGCAACTGGCGGCGGTGGCGCTGCGCGTGCCTGAGGTGGCGGCACTGCGGCAAAGGGTGAGACGATCCGCAAGGTCGGCACACTCTCGGGAACCACGAATGGCCCCAGGACCGGCGGCAATGGCAGAGCTGGAGGTGCAATCCGCTGCGGTATGATGACCCGCTTTGGTGGTGCGACAGGCACCAGAGGTGAGACGACGACGACGACCTGTGGGTGCAGCTCACGCAACGGCCGCAGCATCACCGGCAGAGGCTTCTGCATAGCAGGCACCTTCTGCACCGGCATCCGGCGTGCCTGCGGTTGGGCCACCAGAGGCGAGGCGACCAGCACCGCCATCAATAATGACCTGCATCGACGCGGCGGATCAGAAAGTCGGCAACGTCAACGCGTGGCCCTGCGGCGAGATCGGCGGGTGTCATGGTGAGTATGGTCTTGCCCGACAGCACACCCAGCAGATTGGCAGGCACACCGGACGACAACGGCGGCCCTTCCGGCAAGGCACCCGGCAGACGCCCCAGCACCACCTGTGCCGGACCATAGATGGTCTGCACAGTCATCGCCGCTGTCCAGTTGCGCGTATTCGGGTCCAGCACCGAGTTATAGCCAAGCAAAGCACTCACCCCCGAAGTGCCGAACACCCGCGAGCGCACCACTGCGTCACGCGTGCCCTGGGTGCGGTTGCCCAGCACCTGCGCCCGCCACGGTGTGCCATCGGTCATATCGGCAAACCACTCGCTATAATTGAGCCGTAGCCTGGTCATCACCAATTGGGCCACTGCCTCAGGCTGATTAATCCAGAAGTTCGCCTGGCTGCGGCCGAAGGTCATATCACCGGCATCATCGAGGCGGCGATATCTCACGTGCTTTGATCCATAATGTCGCCTCTGCTCTGCAGGAACTGCAACAGGTTTTTCAGTGCTTCATTGCCGCCAGTGCTGCCGGTGATCACTGCCGGTTCCGCGGCAGTCCCTACGGTTGGCGGCTGGTTAAGCGCGGAGTGGGTATGCTTGGTCAAAGTGACCGAACTGCCACCAAACATCCCGGTTACCTCGCCGGTCACATGCAGGTCACCGTGGATGGTCGTCGTCGGTGCCGTCAGGTCTATGGCATTTGGCGCCTGCAGGAAGACCGTATCCTTGGCAGACAGCACCACCCAATGCACACCGGAGACATTGACATCCTTTGCCGCTGCGATGTTGATAGTAGGACCCGCCGGGTCCAGCTCAATGATCATCTGACCATCGTCGCTGCGCAGCTGCACAGTCTTGGCAGAAACAGCGGTCGTATTCTTAGCCCGCCCCGGCACAGCCGGCTGACTGCGTAACCCCACCAGAGCAATGGCATCAGCCATATCATGCATACGCCAGTCGAATGGTTTTTGCGTGCCACCATGCTGATACCAGTTATCGATCGAGCGCTCGGCAAACACCAGCAAACAGCCGTCACCGGCAGCGATCGGAAATGAAATACCGTGCCCACCGCCACCATGGTTCATCACCGGCACGTCCTTCAGCACGGTAATCGTCAGCGGCTTATACGTGCCGTCAGGCATGGTCTGCATCGACTGGATCGAAGGCTGCACTTCAACCGTCATCTTGGTGGCGTCGTATTTCGTGATCACTCCAGGCATCGCGGTATGCAGCTGCGTCTGCCGCCCATCCTGCTGGGTCTGCATGGTTTCCAGCAGATCGGCATGACGTTGCCGCGGATCGAAGGTATCGGTCACGGCAGGGTTATCCAATAGACGTGGCTGTCAGTGCCGAGATTGTCGAAAGTAGGCACCGCAGCCGGATCACCGTCGGACTGGACCAGCATGATACCGTTGAAGTTGAGATAGGCGTAGGGTGCCAGCAGATCGGCCCCGGTGACCAATGGAATACCACAGACCAGCGGATTGTTCTGCCCATCGCCGATATCGAGCACCCAGCCTCCCATTGATGCATTGCGATAGACAAAAGTGAAGGTGTAGGGTGTGTCGACGAAGCTGATGCCGAACCGTTGCGGCATACCGGACAGCGGCACCTCGAACAGCTGTGCCATCAGAGCAGACCCAACCGCATCATCCGCGGCGTCGGTGTCATCGGTATCAGGTTGAATGGGAAGACAGTGCTGAGATTGTTCTTGTGCGCGAACGACTCCAAGTCCTTCGGGTCCGGCTGCTTCGGACCGCTATCCTGGGTCTGTGCCGTGCGCGACGGATCGGCCTGGTCAGCCTGTGCAGGTGCCGTGGTTTCCTGCGGCTGCACGATGATAACCTCACGCATACGCGCTTCGACGATCAGGGCATATTCAGTATGCCGGTCGGTGGTCACGGACAGATCGGAAATCATCATCGCATCGTAGTTGCGCTTGCCTGTCGTGAGTGCAAATGGTTTGAGGTTCTTGCCGTCCTTGCCGCCAGTCTGCAGGTCGATCAGGGTCTGATAGACGTCCTTTACCCGCTGTTCGGTGAATGACGAGAAAGCACCCTGCGCAGCACCACCAAGAGCGCCGCCAATGCCACCTTCAGCAAAGCCTGATATCGCGCCCCCGACTATCGAACCTATCGGATTGGAGTTTGTCCAGCCCAGCCGCATCGTCACCTCGGCCGGCATCCTATAAGCGTGGTCACTGATCGGCGTGCCCTTTGCCACCGGGTGCTGGGTAATCTCCAGGCGATCGTGGTGATGTTCCTCGATGGTGACATCAGGAATGATAGTGCCGATCGAGCGGCCGGCACGGATAAATGCCGGCATCAGCCCAGCCGCCGACAGCGCCTGGCTGCCGATCGAGAACAGCTGACTACCGGCCGCGAGCGCACCACTCATCGCAGAACTCCTGCCGTATTGCGCACCAGCGCCTCGTTGACCCTACCCTGCTGGTCAGCCACGGCACGTGCTGTTGCCCCGGCGGTCGGACCAGGTGCCACGTGGATAGAGGTGCTCTGGTTAATCACAGCACCACCACGTCCGCCGGTCTGAGCCTGCGTTGGTGTAGCCGCCACACCGGCCGGCAGAATAGGACCTGTGCCAAGGGCGCGCTGCACACCAGCGGTCATCGTCGCCGGGTCCAGTCCGCGGCCACCCTCGACCCTGGTGATCGCCTGGCCAAGCCGCTCTAACGTGGATGGATCATTAGGATTGAAAGGTGTGTCAGGATTAAGTCCGGTCTGCCGCGCCAGCCTGCCGATATAGGCTTCGACATCGTTGTTGTCGCCTGCCGGCGCCCAACCATGCTCGTATTTACCAGTGCGCGGGTTGAACTTACCCTGGATCAAGGTGCGCAACGTGGTCTGGCCATAGACGTTGAAGTCACGTTGGATTTGCTGCACCATAGCCGCGACGCCAGCGACCATATTCGGAAAGCGGGCAAACCGCGTATTAGGCCCGCTTTCCAGCACAGCCCCTGGCTGATTGGCAAAGTTGAGATTACCAGGATTGTAGTTGCGTTCATTGCGCGGCAGGCTAGGATTGATCGGCTGCATCGGCTCAGGCGCGCCACTGAGTGGTGAACTGCCACCACCCAGCACACCGGCACCGGCTGCACCACCTATCCCAGCGCCAACGCCAGCAGCAGGCGGTCGCGGCTTACCGGTTACCAAATCACCGACAGTGTAGGGAGTATGACCAGGACCACCCTCGGAATTTTCACCATATATTTGTTTAGCCAGCCAATGCGCAAAATCTCCTGCTATCTTGCCAAGTTCCCAACCAAGTTCAGCAAATATCGCAAAACGCAATGCTGAGCGCAATAGGCCGACCTTACCTGCAGCTACCGTAGCCGCAGTGCCGATCAGGCCAATCGATCTGGCTAGCCGCAAGATCGGTGGAATAAATACAATGACAGCAGCAAGCAGACCAAGCAGATCGCCGAAACCACCCTTGAGGCCAAGGGTGTCCTTCATGAATTTGTCAATATCCTTAGTCCATGACCAGTCCCACTCACTCTTGCCACCCTTCTGCCAGACTTTGAAGTCATCCAGCAGGACTAGCAAGGTTGAAAGACCAGCGATGAACCAGAACAGCGGCGAGCGGATCAGCAGCAGGCTGAATGCAGCGATTGCCTCGCCTAACTGATCGAACCCGGCAGGTAGCGCATGGACCAGGTTCGCCACGCTGTCGGCAAAGTCGAACAAAGCCTCGGTGACGTTGACGATCGAACGGAACCAGAAAGCAAAGACATCCGCCACCGCCGTGACGATCTTCTGCAGTGCCGGCAGATGGTCATAGAGCAGTTTATAGAGCCGGTTGAGGTCATTGGTCAGGCTGGGGAACAGCGATTTCCCCATAGTCATCCACAGCACGTCGAAGATCGTATTGAGCTGGCGGAACGCCGACATCAGCTGATGCGACTGCTCACCCCAAGCCTTGGTATCCAACCCGGCCCGTTCCAGAAGCTGATTGTATTCACGGATGCGCTGCTGGTTCTCGTCGGACGCCATCTCCTGCATGACGCGTTCGGAGATACCAAGACTTTCGGCGAACTGCTTGATCCAGGCGTATTGCAGACTGTTGGAGGAAGCGTTCTCCAGTGTGCCGCCCATCCTGCGGAAGAACACACCCAGCTGGTCAAGTCTTCCGGCAGTGTCGGTCGCGGTAATACCGAAGTTGCGCAGGAAGGCCGTCATCGCCGGCCCGTAGCTGCGCTGCATATTACCGAAGGCTTCGATCGACCCCTGGGCATCGGCAGTTGAAATGCCGAACTGCGTCATCGCATAGGTAGCAGCTTTGATGTCGCCGATCGACATACCCAGCCGCTGGCTCATGAAGTATAGCTTCTCACCGGCTTCCGCCATCGAGTGGGCCATCTCCAGGATAGCCGTCGTGAGCAGAGCCGCCTCGGCGGCGATCCCTGTCATAGACGTCGCAGCGCGCTTCAGCGCGCCGAGGAAGGTCTGCTGCGATGCCGCGTCGACAGTGTATTTAAGCGAGACCAGAAATTCTTGCAGGACGTCGGCCATCGTGCCTACCCGAACGACGGCTTCATTTTTTGCGGCGACATCGGCATCGTCATGATGTCGGAATACCACGGATTGCCGCGGTTATCGCCGTGATGGGTGACGGAATAGATTTTGTAGCCGCCATCAGCGGCAACCTGCTGGGTCGTTGTCAAATCCTGAATTTGCTGCTTGGTGCCGCCTGTTCCGCCGGCCGGCGCCTCGATACGCGTGATCAGTTCTTTCTGGTTGATCCTGATCGATGCTCCAGGCTTGATACCTGGATTGAGCAGCGACGTAACCGCGACACCCTGACCCAAAGTCATACGCGGCACGCCAATCATGCCGGACGATGTATTCAGCACGATCGCCGGCGTGGACAGCACGTCGTCCTTTTTAAGCACATTCAGCTTACCGTCCTGGTCAATGAATGCCATGGCATCATTGGCCTGCGCAATGTCGCGCAGCTGATCACGTGCCATACCTACCATCGCGCGTGCGCGTGGTGACTTGGCAGGATCGAGCGCTGAGAGCACCCCTAGCGAAATACCGTAGGGCGTCATCACACCAAGGACCGCTTTGACGACATCTTCGTGGGTAGCGCCCTCCGGTAATCCATCGTTCATCACTGTTCCATTCCACGCCTGATCCCATTCATTGGCGTGGATCACCAGCACGGTGTCGGTGGCGTTCTCTCTGCCGCGTTCAAACCAGACCACGACTCCATCGAAGATCACACCATAGGGACCATTTTGATAACCTGCCGACAAGGTGACCCTGGTAAATTCGCTGGCAATCCGCTGCATCAGATCGTCGCCGACATTGTAAATATGCGCCACCAGAGAGGCCGGTGTCTGGAATGCCGCGCGCTTTACCTCGAAGGTCAGATGAAATTCCGAAAGATCAATCTTCTTACCGGGCTGCGGCGGATCGCGCTTTGCCGTTACTGTAACCTCAGGCAGTGTGGCATCTTCCGGATTTGCCCGCGTGAATGGACCGAAGCCACGCTGCATCGTGTTGCCTTCGAATGGGTCACTGCTGGTGTCGGCAGGAGCACTCTGTGATGGACTGGTAACAGACAGCTCCCACTTGCGCAACCAATAAACATACTGCCCCTGCGGAGCCACAGGAACCGGAGCATCGGCAGGTGCCACATCGGCAGGCTGACCAGCACCTGAGCCTGACGTGCCATCCGCACCACCCCCACCACTGCCTCCACCACCTCCAGGCGCTGGAGGACCAGCCGGATGGACAGGTGCCGGTGCCGGCACCGTCGGATGTGGCCGCACAATGATGGTAGGAATTTCAGCCGATGTCGTTGCTGAAAAGGTTGGTGGATCACTCATGGCGCAGAGCGCTCGGTATGCCGGTGCCAGCGCCGCTCGTTCTCATCCTGCGCATCGAGTGCCGCATTCGCCAGCGCCACATGCCCAAGGTCAAGCGTGCCGTCAAGCAACGACTCCATACGATACACGCCGCGCAGCACCGGGCGCATCAGAAAGTCCTCGCCGTCCGGCAGGGTCACGAAATCGATGCCTGCTGGTCCGCTGCCGTAGTCGGAGTGGTTGCTACCGGCAGCAGTGAGAAAAAATCCGCAAGATTATCCCGCAGCACCTCCACAGCGATCTGCATCATTTCTGGCAGCGTGATGTCATCGAACATCAGCCGGTGCGCGCGCTCATTCCAGATGTCGGACCACACTGGTGCGCCGCCGTTACCAGCTGACCGCTGCGTTACACCCATGCAGTGATCAAGCACGTAGTCGCAGTCATTATCAGGTATCCGCGCCAGCCCAGTCGACAACGCTTCCAGCGCAGTCTCGAATGCCTTCGCGGTCGCGGCAACCGCAGCGTCATCAGGCGCGGTGTCGCTGGGCACGGACTGTATCTGCGCCAAGGCCGGACCCAAAGTCAGCAGTTGCCCGACCAGCGGCGCCAGGCGGCGGGCAACATGGAATTGCTGACGCGCATTCAGCTTGCGCGAACGGTAGGTGTGCATACCAATGCGGAACTCCTGCATAGATTATGCACTCCCAGCTGTTCCATTGCCGAGGATGCCGTCGATCATCCCGGCGTGGAATGCCCACTCCTGAATGCCGCCGTCCTTGGCGTAGGTAACGGAAGGCCATTGCTGGAACGCCACCTGACGGCAACTGATCTGGTCACCTCGGGCGGGATCAGAAATCACGATGGTGTTCTGTCCCCACAACGCACTGGAGACGCGCTGCAGGTCATACATTACCGCCAGCTGCTGATTGGTCGGCGAGGTCTTGAGGAAACGCAAAGTAACGGTGCCGCTGTTGCCGGCATGCAGAGAATGCATCACACTGCCGTCCGCACCGACGGTCATCGTGTTCTTCGCCTCGGTCATGGCAACGGTGATGCCTTCCTCGGCATTGCCACTGCCATAACCAAGCGAGAACGAACCACCGGGACCGGTGATCGTTGCAGCGACATCGATGAAGCTATACGTGGTCATAGCGCACCTTTCTTAGCGGTTGACGTTGACGATGACATTGCTGAAGTGCACAGCACCCGCCAGCTTGATCGCCGCCTGAATGGTGGGCGCAATGCGCTGCTCGCGGACCGACTGCGGCTGGCTCTCCAGCAACGGCGCCCAGACGTAGTAACCCTTGGGCAGCATCTGGCCATAAACAATCTGGCCAAAACCAGGTGCGTTCCACTGACCAGGCGCGATCAGTCCGTTCACCACACCTTGTGCCAGCGCATTCTCGACTGTCGTTACCAGGATGTGAATGCCGGGATTGGTCTGCGGGATTTTGTTCGGCGCCTGATAGAGCACATTGAACAGATCGGTCTGGATGCGGTTGGCCTGCCAGTCAGTGCCATGCACCTCATCGAAGAAGTAACCATTCGCCATGATACCTTCCTGGATGATCGCAACATCGTTGGAGTAGTAAACGAAGACATTGCAGTTCTTTGACCGCAACGTCGTTGCCTGGGTTTCAGTCAGCTGCTCGCCAGTCACTCCCGGCTCGCTCTTGAACTTGAGAGTGATCACCGTGTTGTTTGCCTCGAAGTCCACAGTGAAGGCCCGCGCCACCAGAGAGGCAGAGGCATAGGGTGAGCTGCTGCTGAACTGCCCATAGGTGCGTTCGAGGGTAAGCCCCTTCATTACCGAGGCAATGTCGGTGGTCACCGTCGGATCGAGCACCGCGGTGTTCTGCGTGGTGTAGCCGAAGATCGAGATCGGACTGCACCCCTCGATGAACTGCGCCACGGCGGTATAGTCTGACAGCGCGATATCATTGATCAGCGCGAACTGCAGACCATACCACTCGGGATGCGCGCGTAGATTGATGGCGCACTGCAAGGCAGTTTCGGCAGCGATCCCATTGACAGGAGCGGAAGCACCACCTGACAGCGACAGCCCTGTCATGGACGAGATATCAGTGCCAGTGCCTGCCGCACTGGCATAGCTCAGGGTCGAGGTAGGTCCGGACGAGACACTGCTGATATGGAACCTTGTGCCATCCCACACGCACGCAGCACCGACCAGTGCCGCCTGGATGATCGAGGCAGCGCCATTCAGATTGGTGATGTTGGAAAAGTTCATTCCAGTCGCGCCGGCGACCGGCGCTGACGCTCCGCTGCCCTGAGTCAGCTGCAGTTGCACTGACAGGTCAGTGCCGGCACTCGGTGCCACCGCGTAGCCGATAGTGGATGATGGACCAGTGGTCGCCGAGGTCAAGGTGAACCGGCCCAGCACCGCGTCCCAGGTGCAGCCACCGAACACGTCCATCGCAGTGTCGATCAGATCGGCGCAGTCGGCAAGCGTGCGTGCGTTGGCAAAGTCGATCCCGGCCGCCGCACCTGCCACAGGCGCGGTTGCACCACTGGCCGACGTCATCAGAATGATGGCCGAGATATCCGTGCCAGATACCGGCGCGCTGGCATAGGTAACCGTGGACGAGGTGCCGGAGCTTTCCGACGAAATGACGAAGGTGCCAGCCGTCCCATCCCAACGGCAGTAGGCCCAGGCGCCAAGTGCGGTGTCGATCAAGGTCGCGCAGGATGTCAGATTGACCGCTGTGGAAAAATCGATCGGTCCGACCTGACGCACGGTGCCGTCGATCGTCATGGCAAAGCCGCCATCCTTGATCGCCTGCAGAGCTGTCAGCAGCGCCGGCTGATTGGCGGTTGTGGTCGCGCCACCGACAATGGTGCCTGCCGTGCTGTTCACCTGCTCCGCCGTGCCGTCGATGGTGATGCCAAAGGCACCATCGGTGATACCCTGCAGAGTGCTCAGCAAGGTGGTCTGATTGGCCGGGCTGAACACGCCGCCGATCAGATAGGCTTCCGTGGCCTGCGCAGTGCGCACTGTGCCGTCGATAGTGATCTGCATCGAGCCATTGGTGATACCCATCAACCGCGTCATCAGAGCAACCTGTTGCGCGGAAGTGAAAATCTTGCCATGCAGAACTGCCTGTGAGGCAGTCTGGGCAAAGCGGCCGATGTAACAGACCGCCGGGCGCGGCTGCTGGCTGAAGAACAGATCAGCCGCCAGATACTCAGGCGCCACACTGCCGAAGTCGGCTGCCACGCTATCCAGGGTCGTGTATTCGCGCAGCCGCTCCTTTACGTCGATCACGTTGGACGGACCGGCGAACAACTGCACACCGAAGTTACGCAGCGGCACCGCCAGAGGGGACATGTTCACCTGGACATTGACGACATCGGACACACTCAAGCCGGGCATGGCTATAGCTCCTTACTACGGGGTTATGGCGGCGGCAGAACTTCCGCGTCCGTCTCGCCGGCGACATCGGTAATCAACCGCGCCTTGGCGCCAACAAGGTTCATGATCGGATAGACGCGATCGATCTGCGCGCGTAATTCCATGATAACATCGATCCGGTCAATATACTGCTGATTGACAAGCTCGACATTACGCGCCAGGTCGCGGACATCATATAGCTTGGCCTGGATCGCGGCAAGTGGTTCCATGTTCTGCTGCACATAGAGCGCATCGCGCAGTATCCCGGCGTGATGCTCAGACTCTGGCCCATAGACGCTTACCATGACAGTCATCTTGGCGTGGCGCTGCATCCGGTCTACACCAGGTCCAGGTGCGCCAGGAAGCTGGGTCACCCCATCATGGGCAAAGTAGGGAAAGTTGTCGGCCTCGGTCTGGGTCAGCCCCACCGCCGCCCAGGTTGTCTCAGGTGATGGCTGGGTCGGCGGCATCGGCTGCCAGCGCGGGCGGACCAGATGACCAGGAAGACCTGTCAGCGCCACGACCATTTGCTGGAGCGCATCGCGGATCGCCTCAGCCGATGGTGGGATCGATGGCGGGACATCGATGATATACCCGCCAGTTCCCGAGTTGTTGGTAGCGCTCATGCGGTCGTATTGTCGGTGATCAGGCCGAAGTTGGCAAGCGCAGTGATCAGCGAAGCGAGCGCCGCATTGCCGCCTCGGCTGCCGGCGACGGTGGCCTTCGTGAAGCCGGACCGCACAAGGATGTTCGAACTTGCCCAGATCGCGTCTGTGATCGCCGGATCAGTGGTAGGCAGCGCCACGATCCGCATCGCGCGGAAATTCGTCAGGTCCAGCCGCAGGTTGCCCTTCGTCGCGCCGCCTGCGTTAGCCTGAATGATGACATTGCCGCCGATTGCAGTGCCACCATAGGCTGGGCCGGAACTGATAGTGACGCTGCCGCCGTTGCCGCCACTCCCGGAACCACTGCCGGAGCCTCCAGTGATATTGATGTCACCGCCAACTCCGGTGCCGGCACCATTACCGCCGGTGATGTTGACCGCTCCGGCTGATCCATAATTGCCGTTACCGGAGAACAGGTTGAGGTAGCCGCCGGCACCGCCATTATTAGCGCCACTGCCTGCCTGGATGACAATCGGACCTCCGGGCGCATTGCCCGAGCCGCCCCAGCCAGCCTGCAAGCGGATTTGGCCACCGCCGCCCGTTGTGGTCGCACCACCATTGCCAGCATTGAAAATAAGCTGACCGCCAGCACCAACACCGTCACCACTCGTTGCCACCAGAGTGAGCGCGCCGCCGGCCGCACCGGAACCGACAACCGGAACGACGCTGGAAATCTGCCCGTTGATGACGAAGCCGCCGGTCCCCGATTGTATGAAAGTAACCGGATCAGTCGTTGCAACACCCGGTGTGATGGCTAAGCCATTGCCGGTGTATGAGCCGAAATCGAGAATACCGAGCCTGATCCCTTGCTTGACGCTCAGGTTGCCGGTCGATCGTCT